ATGCCCAGAACCAGCCCCAGCCCGCGGCCAAAGCAAGCCCCTGGCTACCCCTGCGTGAGGCGGCCCCACTGCTGCATTGCAAATCGCCAAGGGCGCTCAAGGCCAGGATCCTGCGCGGGGGCTTCCCCCCGGACTGCTATCGCCAGCTGCCTTCCGTCTCCGGCAAGCGCCACGCCTACCTGGTGAACGTGGAGCGCTATCTCAGGACGCTGCGCTGAGCCCCCGAAGGCCGATCGACAGCGGGGCCATGATGAGGGGCGTTCAGCCCACAGACTCGATGGCTCGACATAGACGCCTTGGGGCTCTCGCTATAGCGACCTGCGCAGTCCTCGGGATCAGCAGCTCCACCCTGGCCCAGACGGCCGACAACAAAGCCGACACCCCCAAGCCCGCTCCAGGCGAGGTGATTGAACGGGAGTCCGATCTGGACTGGAAGAACCCAAGAGCAGGGGGAATCGAGTGGTCCAAGCTGATCAAGGTGACCTCGAAGCTATCCGGCAGCTCTTATTACGTCGTTCTTGATCGTGATTACAAGAAAGACGGAAACAATGGCCTGACCGAGGGGATGATCACCCGCTGGAGCAGCGACTCAGTCACCGGCTACGAATACATGCACGGGGGCTGTGGCTTCTGGACCTGCACCGGCGGATCAGACTTCCGCGAATTTTCCGGAACGGTCGAACTCTTCTATGCCGGCGAATCGTTCCTGCTCTACGGCAACGATGGCGAATATTCCTTGCCGCAGAAATTCATTGACGCCGTCATCGCAGGCAAAGGCGACCAACCGCTCTCGATCAAGCTTTCCAAAGGCCGGCGCTCCAGCGTGGTGTTTCCGATTGGCAAGGAAACCCTTCAATCACTATCAAGACTCTTCCAGATGGAGACCAAGAGCTGGACAAAACCTCAGCTCTCCATCGCTGTTGGACGTGCAAGCAAATCGAATCTCGCCGCTGAGGACCTGATTCCCCGCGTCATCCCATCTGTTGTCTCCATCAGAAGCGACAAGGCCCTTGGCAGTGGCTTTGTCTTCTCGCCTGACGGCCTGATCATGACCAACAGGCATGTCATCGCCGGCAGCGGCGTGGGCAAGTATCAGGTCACTGCCGACAACGGTGCCAAGACAGAAGCCGTCCTTGTCTATGTGGACAAGAAGCTCGACTTTGCCCTGCTGAAGACCGATTCCAGGATCTCGGCACCACCGATTCCCGTCTGCTACATGGCCTATCCGAAGGCCGGTCAGGATGTGATTGCCATTGGATCTCCAGACGGAATCGCTGGAACAGTCACCAAAGGCGTGGTGAGTGCAGTCCGTAAACCTGTTGATCAACTCAAGGGACTTGCGCCCGAAAACGTCCTGTTGATTCAGCACGATGCTGCGATCAGCCCCGGCAACAGTGGCGGCCCATTGGTGAACGCCCGCGGGGAGCTGCTCGGGGTCAACACCTATGGAATAGCGGGCTCTGATCGCTTAAATCAGAACATCAACTTTGCCATTTCGATCATCGACATCCTCAAGGCACTGGAACTGCGGGCACCGGCAACAGTGAAGGGAGCTCCACTCACGGCCTGCGGGAACCTCAGCAGCTGAATCAGGACGCTGCCCTGAGAACGGCCTGGAGCGACTCCATCTCGTGGGCGTCAAACCAGCGCTGGTAGACGCTGCTGTGCACTGCAAGGCTGTGGCCCATCGACTTGGCGGCCAGCGATGGGGAGATCTTCGGGTTGTGAATCGCCCTCACAGCCCAGGCATGACGCAGGTCGTAGGGCTGGAACTCTGCGCCAGCCCGGCGGAATGCCTGACCCATCAGTGCACCCACGTCACGGTGGCTTCGCTCGGGATTGAACGCAGGCAGCCGCTTGTTGTGCAGGGACCAACGCTCGATCCATTCGGGGGGCAAAGCCAGCGACTGGCGGGCCCCGGTCTTGCCATCGGCAATGCGCAGCAGTCCGGACGGTTGCACCTCAGCGAACAGCAGCGCTTCATGGGGCCGGCAGCCGTACACAGCGGCAACCGCAACAGGCCACTGCCACGCGGCTGAGAGTCGATCGATCAAGGCTTCGATCGCCTCATCCTTGGGCAGATCACGGGGCGCCTGGCTGCGGGACGCGCTGTAACCCTTGCCAAGTTCCCGCAGTTGGGACACCAGTGCATCGGGCCAATCGAGCGCACGGGCAACGGTGGCCGCGGCCTGGGATGACCGCCGTCGTGAGCGGCTGCCGGATGGCGTTGCTTCCACCAAAGCCACCAGGTGCTCAGGCAACAGAGGGCCGATGTCCAGCAGCGGCGCCAAGGGAGCGTCGTAATCCACCTTCCAGCTGTCGTCCGCTGAGGGGCCTCTGCGGCGTTGCTTTCTCCACCACTGATGGGTGATCCGGATGGCCTGCCGGCCGCTGATCCCCTCCGGCTGGTCTGGAACGGCCGCCGGCTTCCTCTGACGCCCTCTGGGCATCCAGGGAGCCCAATCGAATGCCTCCAGCCCGAGGCGATGGCGCTCCAGTGCATTGCCCAGCTGCTCAGCCAGCTGCAGCGACTCCGTGGCCTGATCCGGGTAGGCAAGACCGGTGCTGATGCGGTGCTGCCTGGGCTCAGCGCCGGGCGGGTCTGTCGGCCGCGGCGGCATGGTCGCCCGCAGACGCACCCGACCGCCTGCCACATCGAGGGTGACCCCGTGACCTTTCAGCTTCAGAGCAGCGTTCTGGCGGGCCAGCCAGGGGTCGGAGGGGGGCACCGGATTTGCCTAACCATTTGCCTAATCGTGGTCGATCCGGGCCGATTTGCCTAGTTTTTTGCCTAACGACAGTGCCTCGCGGGAGCGACTTTTTCGGCCCCTGGTCCCCTGAAAAGCCTTGCTGAAACTGGGCTTTTGAGGCACGGGGCTGGCGGGACTCGAACCCACGACCTACGGTTTAGGAAACCGAGTGGGCCGTAAGCCCCGCCTGGGGTCTTGGGTGGGCTTGCCTAACGGTTTGCCTAACGCTGGCCTGAAAGGGTCGATCCCCATAGGCTCGTCAAGCCACAGAACGACCAGCCGTGGCGGCTGATGACCCCCTGACACCGGCTGAGAGGCTCTTCGCAGAAGCCGGCTACAGCAGGCTCCAATACATGGCCTGGCGCGTGGGGTCGCTGCCCATGCTGGAGATCCAGGCCGCGATGAGCGCTCTTGGCAGCGGCTGGCCTTCAGAAGTGCTGGCTAAGCAGAGCAGCGAAGCCGCCCTGGCTCGGCGGTGGATCGAGCAGCAGCAGAAACGGGAACGCAACGAACTCTCCGAACCGGACACAGCCCAGAGCTATGGCCCCTCCATGCCATCCCGGGAGGCCCTGGAGATCCTGGAGAGAGAGGCGCAGGATCTCGGCAAGCACCACAGCCTCAAGGCGTTCGAGAAAGCGTTGAATCGTGCGGCCGGGCGCGCCCGTAAGAACCCTGACCTGCTGCCGGTTCCGTTGGGCGGGCAACACAACGACTGGCAGCTCGTCTCAATCGGCGCTGGAGGGCATCACGGGGGGCACATGGTCAGGAGGCAGCTCTCGCAGTAGCACCACCTGTAGTGGCCAGAGCTGATTGCACTCCACGTACAGCGGCTAGCCTGAAATAAGCGCAGATCGACACCCGATGACACATCGGGCCACCGGCGAGGACCGTCTTAGCCGTGACTCAGAAGAGCCGAACTACAGAGAGCCGCCTCTGATCGGTATCAGCGCGCCATGGCGATGGCAAGCCGAGCAGAACCCAGCGCCGCCGCAAGAGAGCGCAAAGCCTGGCGCTGCCTTCAAGCAGCTCGCGGAAGTGCTGCGTCCTTACGGCTTTCGCTGGCCCCATGAACGGCAGGCAAGCCAGCCAGCAGGCCAGCTGACGGCGGAAAGCCTGTTTCTGCAGGTAGGTCAAAGCCAGATCGCCTACCTGAACTGGAAAACCGGGACGCAACCAAACCTCCGACTGGTGCGCCTGTTCCTTCTGATGCAGAGAGGCTGGAGCACTGCCGCCATCGAGGACGCCATCAGCGAGCCCGCACTGGCGAGCTGGTGGTTGAGCGGCGAAGCCACCGCATGGGGGGTGGATCCGTTGACCAAGAAGGCCAGCCAAGCCCTCGTGTCGTTTCTGCGCACCAAGCCCGAGCAGATCGAGACCACCTGGCGGCAGCGGTTACAGGCGGAGCAGCACCGGCCATCAGCCCCGGAACCAAACCCGAAGCCGACGAAGCCAGCCCTGCTGAGCTCAAGAGAGGTTGCGGACAGGCTTGAGCCTGCTGCCAGACCAGCCTTCAAGAAGGCGCTGTGGCGGGCTGCCGAGGCGTTTCGCAAGAATGGATGCCGGAAGCCAGAACCCCTTGGCGGCGCCGGTGAAGGCTGGGCCCTCGCCGAACTGGGAAGTGGCGGGCATGGCCGCGGCCACCTAATGGTGCAGGTTCGGATCGAATAGCCAAAACAGGCCCAGCCAGGCCAGGCTGGATCTAGCTGTGCCACGGCCCCAGAGATGGCCTACTTGGTCGACAAGGAGTTCCTGGACGCGACCCAGGACTGCTTTGAAAACGCTGTAGCCACGGGGATTCTGCAACTCGCCAGCACCCGCCAAGACCTGGATCAGTTCAGCGGTCATGCCTTTCTTGACAAGAAGAAGCTCTGGGTGAGGACCAACAGAGGATTCTGTGTTCGCTTTTCACCAGAGACCACCTGCATGACATCAGCGCTGGTTCGCAGCGATGTCCAAGTCCCTCAGTGGCTAGCCGATCAACTCCGCCAGATCTGTCAGAGCAGCATCCAGATCGCTTTGCAATTCCAGAAAGCCTGTCTCAGGCAACGAATGTATCGAATCAAAGAAGTGGATGAAGATGTCTTGGAGGTACTTGACGATCAGCAGCTGAGCCTGGAGCGAGGCGTGGCAGCTGGTGTGGCCTATCACGCTGGCGCGGCCGCAGCCGAGCGAGCGATCGCAGCCGAACGAATTCAGAACGATCCGACCTGGAACCAGACACTGAAGACCACGGCATCGCCTGGCAATGGATTAATCACCAATCACGGCGAGCTCAGTGGCAACCCCAACTCGCAGGGCTTTGCAGCTGAGCACAAGGTGATCAACACCTTCAATGCCCAGGCCGCGGCTACGGAGAGCCCCTATCGGGCCGTTAGCACAGAATCCTTTGGTGGAAGCACGTCACAGAACTCACCTGACATCCAGATCGTCGACCTGCGGACAGGTGATGTTGTCGACGAGATTCAAGTGAAATCAGGCAGCCATCAATACGTCAGCAGTTCGATCAGCAACGATCGTTACGGAGAGATGCACAAGTTGCACAATCTGGAAGCAGGCTCAGTGAACGGCGGCAGCCCCACCTACACGTCACCGGACCAACGCGTGCGAGTGGCCTTCTCTCAACAGGAGGCTCGTCAGATCGCACAGGATCCGCAGGAGTACGTCGACAACCAGCAAAAGCATGTGCAGCAACAAGTCATCAGCGAAAGGGTCGCTGCTGCTGCTCAGACCCTAACGGCTGGGGCGATGGCAGGTGCAGGCATGAGCGCCGCGGGTGGGTTTGCGGAATGCCTTGGGGCCATCGCCCGGGGCGACAGCGCTCGTTCTGAAACCATTCTCAGATCGATCCCGGCGCGTGCCAAGGACGGCGCACTGAGAAGCTTTGGCCGCGCTGGGGTCATGGCCACAACCCAGGCCCTATTGGGTGCCAATCCGGTGGCAGCGGGTGCTGGCGTTGTCGGCGTTGACATGGTGCGCTGCTTTGGCGCGGTCCTCAATGGCCAACAAACCCCGGAAGAAGCCTTCCGGGATATCACCCCCAGAACCCTTGGGACGATGGCAACCGTGTCGCTGTGCATGGCGAACCCAGCGATTGCCGTGGGGATCATCGGGTACCGCTTTGCGTATGGCTTCATCCGCAGTTACGCGAAAGCAACACCTGGCGCAGCCCTGAGCCCTCGCACCGCCAACTGATCCATGTTCCTCAAATTCCTCGATTCAATCCTCCCGGGCTCGGGAGCCATCATCAAAACTGCTGTACGTGCTGTACAGCGAGGCGTCGAAGCCTTTGTTCAGTCACTCAGAGAAGACTGGGCCAAGGTGACATCATCACAGGGAAGCACGAGCCGTCCTTCCGAGGAGATCCGTCACAACATCCACGAGACCGACGGAGAGATCACCGATCTCGAACGGAAGCTGAGACGTGATGGACAACTCAACAAAAGTGATCAAGAACAGCTTGATGAGCTCAGGCAACAGGCTGTTGATCTAGCCGAAGAGCACCAACAAGCCCGTTCAGAAGAAACGACATCAGAGATTCTTGCCGAAACGAGCGAGGCGTCCGCGACCTCGCTGTCTCAGGACTATCTGCACATTCTGGACTGGTCACGCGGCCCAGCAGTCCGCATGAAGCGCTGCCCAAAGTGCAGAGCGCCCATGTATCTCAATCGGCGCAACCAACCCAAGGGCGCGATCGTCACCATGCAGGACTACTTCTGGGCTTGCACAAACTTCTATATTCCAGAGGGCACCCCAGGCCGCTGCAACGGAACCCTTTCCTTCAGCGACCAAGACTTTGGCCTTCTTCACAAGGCAGGTATTCCTGAGCTTGAGATCACACGCGATCATTTCACGCTCATCACGTCCCAGAAACCGGCTCTCAAAGTCATCGAGAAGCGGATGAGCCAGGTCATTGGGGCTCAAGATATTGACGTTAACTGCCCCATTCACGGACTCCCACTTGTCTTGCAAGAAAAGAAAACAGCAGAAGAGGGAAACATCCTCGACTATTACTACCTGAAGTGCCCGCACATTGGCTGTGGCCAGACGCGAAAACTCAAGGACGCGGCCCAACTCGCCTCGTTCCTAACCAGGGTCACCGGAGAGGGCATCTTGTCGTAGCGGAAAAGCACCCAGGCGATTGGCCTGGGTGCCAGCTGACGCTCAGATCACAGAGACGGTGCCAATGCGGCGACCCTGCAGGCGGCGAGCGATCGCGTAGGCCAGCTCAGCAGGCATCAGACGCATCTTCTTGACCGGGCGACCGCTGCGCCCGAAGAAGATCGTGACCCGTGAGTGACCGGGCTGCTTGATGCCATCGGCATAGCAGTGAACGGCAACGGCACGGATCTCGCAGCGCTGTTGGGTGGTGACCGCCATGGAAGGTGAGGCGAGGAACGACCAGCCGCAAGCCCGCCACCGCAGGCAAGGCAAGGGCCGGCGCAGCCGGCTCGTGAAACCCTTGCCGCCGCCGAGGAGGTGGGCATGCTGGGCCGTGCTGAGCTCAGCTGTCCGAATGGCAGACCAACTTGTGGCACCTTGATGTGGCCGCGCATGCTGAAGAAGCCAGGCCCTTGCCCCCAAGCCGATGGGAGTCGACTGCGATCGCTTCAAGGCCACCCTGGCAGCCGCGACTGGCGTCGTGCTGACCTTGCTGATTTGCACAGGTGAGCCTGCCCGTGCTCTCACCTCTCACGAAGAGGCCGCTTTACGGGCTCTCTGCCGTGCTGGCCTCAAAGCCAACGGAGGAATCTGGGCGTCTGATCGGATCAACGCCGCAATCGCCACCCTCGCTTTCGGAAAGGATTGGCCCGACGACGCCCAGGCCACGGCCTACAAGACCTGCAACGCCAGGGGCTATCTGAACTGAAGAGCTGGAAGGGAAAAGCCGGCCACAAAGGCCGGCCTGGCACCTTCAGGCCGATGGCAGCCATTGGGCTTCTGCCCTGGCGACATCAGCCTCGAACGAGAGAAAACGCTCCATCGCGATCTCCTCTGTGCGAGCTAGGAAGAACTGCATCATCGGGATCAGCTCCTCCTCGAGGATCGCCACTTCCTCCTCACTGCACGGTGTGCAGCGGGGATCGATGGACTTGCCATGGCGCTCCCAGAGCATCAACAGCTGCAACTCCTTGAGTGCACTGCGAATCAAGGCACTGGGCTGATAACTGGCAACCGAGATCCTGTGAGACATGGCCGTAAACGCCTGCAGGCGCAGCGACGGGACGCCTCCAGGACCGCCCCGGCTGGCAAGGGCTGGCGAAGAGCCGGGCTACAGCACCGCTGACCGCTGGGATGAGCCCTGGGTGGCCAGCTCGCGAAGCCCTTGCCAGGGGCGGAGACTGGAGGTGCCCGGCGCGGAGCTCCCTGCGGTGCTCGCAGCAGCCGTGGCCGGGGTGTTGCTCACAAAAGCCAGCTCAACCGGAACCGCCCCAGCACTGCCGGAAGCCAGCCGGCGCAGAGAGGCGGTGCCCGACCCACCCGGGAACAGCAAGACCAACACGCCAACGGCATGGGCTGCGGTGGAACGCGCTGCTGCCAGAGCATGCGCCTGCTGAAGCATCACCGCGTTGCGACGCGGACCAGCCGATCGGCCATAACGGGACCACTCGGCTGGAACCGCCCGCACGGGCAGACCCAGCCGGCGCGCAGCCCGATCGACAAGTGCATCAGCGCCACGAGCTGCGCCATGGAACACCGCATGCACCAGCCGCGGGCTAGAGCACTGCAGCAGCGAAAGCGCCACCGCCTCAACGGACCAATCGAGATGCCGACTGCCGGCTGCAACCACCACAAGGGACTGAGCCAGACCTGAAGCACTACAGCCAAGACGGCTCCTTTCCACAACGACTGCCATGACACGCCGACGAAGGACGCCGAAACGTCCGCCCCGCAAAGGCAAGGGCTGGCTGGATGTGATTGGAACCAGGCATGCCCTGGTTTCAGCAGCCTGGGGAGGCCAGCTCGCGAAGCCCTTGCCGCGGGGCGATCGTGCAGGTGGCCGAGCTCGGCGACATCGACTCGGACAAGGACAGCTTTCAGGGCACTAATCGACACAGAAGAGCCCAGAAAAGTCATGGCCGCACTACATTTTAACCCCTAGACTTAAGCGAGGCAGATATCGGCACAGTGGGCAAATCTGATGCCCATCCAGAAGAAACGCGCAACCCGGATCTCAGCACTGATCCGGTGGATGTGCTGCGGGAAGCCGCGCCTTCAGAAGATGCGGACGGCAACCCGATCTGGCCTCAACCAGAGAGAAAAGAGTCATCCAGAAAACGACACCCAAACTGCAGCCAACCGCCACGCCGCAGCAGCGCAAAACCGTTTGCACCCCGGCCGAGCCGCCAGGAAACCGAGCGCCGGATCGCCGAGGCCCAACTCTGGATCGCTCAGAGACTGCCCCTGATCGAGATTCGGGACAATGCTGCCCGAAACTGGGGGATCACCAACACCAAAACCGTGAGTCGCTATCTGGCTCTGGCGCGGGAACGCATGGTGGAAGAACTGATCAGCAATCGGCTCCAACATCAGGCCGAACAGATCTTTGCCCTCAATGAACTCGCCCGCCGGGCGATGGACAAGGAGCAATTCAATGCCGCCGTCGGGGCCTATCGGGTGATTGCCGAGATCGGCGGAATGCTGCGGGCCCCATTGAAGGCACCGGAGAACCGATCCTGATGTATGCCACGAGCGTCACAGGCTCAGCAGGGTTGCTCAACACGGGCGACGCCTGGGGCGACTGGGGGGTGCTGGGTGCGCGTGATCCCTCCCTGGCTCCTGATGCCGCCGCTGTTACTGCGGACTTCCGCCGCTTCATCGCCGCGGCCTATCCGGGCTACGCCTTTCACACCTGGGCCGAACGCCTGATTGACCTGTTGCAGCAGGTGGCCGATGGCGAGCTGCATCGCCTGATCGTCTGCTGCCCACCGCGGCTCGGCAAATCACTGCTGGTCTCCAAGCTGTTCCCCGCCTACTGGGTGAGCCGCTACCCGCATCGCTTCTGCGCGATCGCTTCCTATTCAGCGGAGCTGGCCTACGCCCATAGCCGGGAGGCGCGCCATTTCTACCGCTCCTGCGGCCACCCCCTCTCAAAGGACTCGACGGCGGTTGGCAACTGGCTGACGCCCCAGCGCGGCGGCTGCATCGCGGCCGGGGTGCGGGGTCCCTTCACGGGCAAGGGATACGCCCTCGGCGTAATCGACGACCCCTACAAGGGCCCTGAGGATGCGGGCAGTGCTGCCCAGCGGCAGAAACTGATCGAGTGGTTCCAGTCCGTCTGGCTTACCCGCGCCGAACCCGGTGTGAACACCACGGCGGGGGCTGCCCAGGTGGTGGTGCTGACCCGCTGGCATCAGGACGACCTGATCGGCTGGCTGCTGGAGCAGGAGGCGGGAGATGCCCCGCAGCACTGGCATGTGCTGAACCTGCCGGCCCTTGCTGAACCCCAGGAAATCCGCCTGAGCTTCCCGCCCACCTGCAGCGTGGAGCCCGAATGGCGTGAGGCCGGTGCTCCCCTCTGCCCGGAGCGCTTCCCCCTCGCCGAGCTGGAGCAGATCCGCATCCGCACCGGCCGTTACTGGTGGGAGGCGCTGTACCAACAACGGCCATCTCCGGCAGAGGGACTGCTGTTTCGCAGCGAGTGGTTGCGGCCTGCGCACGTGCGCCAGAGCAGCAGTGCGAGCAGGTCTTACGCCCCACTGGTGCTCTCCTGCGACCTGGCCTTCAAGGGCGGTGCCGCGAACGATCCCTGTGGCTTTGTGCTGCTGGGGTTGGTGGACCAGAGCGGAGCACCGCAACCCCTCCACCAGGCCAGGGAAAGCGGCCTGCAGCTCCACCCGAGCAGCGCTGCCCTGCCGAACAACACAGCGGACCCTGGCGGTGAGCCGCCGTTCCTGATCGAGGTGCTCTGGGCCCAGCGCCATCAACTCGATCTGCCGGGCACGGTGAACTACCTCCTCCAGAGCCTGGATGCCCTGAAGCGGCAGGGCCTATCCCCGGATGCTGTGTTGATCGAAGACGCCGCCAACGGCCCGGCGGTGTGTCAGCTGCTCAGACGCCAGATCGCCGGTTTGATCGCCATCCGGCCGCAGGGCAGCAAGGTGAGCCGCGCCCATGCAGTGGCCCCATGGCTTGAAGCGGGACAGGTGGGTTTCCACCGCCCCACGGAGGCGCTGCAGAGCGAACTGCTCGGCTTTCCCACCGGCGCCCATGACGACCTGGTGGATGCCTTCTGCCAGGGCGTGATCTGGCTGCAGCAGCAGCACTGGCGAGGCCGAGGCCGGAGCGAGCCGCCGCGGCCGCTGCTGTTCTCCCACTGACCCTCTGCAACGGATCCCCATGCCCTCCCATCGCCCCAGACCCTGCGGGAACGCTGCCTCCGCAAAACCAGCTGTTGTCCGCGCCCCCCGTTCCAGACAACCGCGTGCCGCCCGCTGCCCCCTGGCCGCTGCGGATGCCTTGGTGCGAGAACACCTGGAGTTCGCCTACCGCGTGGCCGGGCACTACGCCGCCCGAACGCCGATTCCCCGAGACGATCTTCAGCAGGAAGCCGCCATCGGTCTGCTGAAGGCGGCCCGCCGCTACGACCCCGGTCACGGCAGCCCCCGGCCCGGCCACTTCCGCGCCTATGCCCGCCCGTTCATCAACGGCGAGATCCGCCACTACCTGCGCGACAAGGGGTTCCCCATCAGCATTCCCGGCCGCTGGCGGGAACTGCATGCCCGCGGCCGGAAGTTGCTGCAGAGCGGCTGCCCCGCCGAGGAGGTGCCGCTGCGGCTGGGGATCAGCCTGGAGCGCTGGGCCGAGATCGTGCGGGCCTGCTCAGTGCGGGTGGTGGCACTGCCGGTGGAGCTGGATGGCGATGCAGCAGAAGAGCTTCGGCAATAGGGAGAAAGCGTCACAGCCCTGAGCCAGGCCACCGCCACTGCTGCTTCTCCAGCAGCCCAGCTGCTGCAGGAGGCCGTTGAACTGCAGCGCCGCCGCGGCCAGCTGCGGCTAGTAGCCGACTGCTGGAACCTGCTGGAGGGGCGGCGTGAGCACTACCTGCCGCGGGGCGAACGCGAACCAGAGGGGGCCTATCGACGCCGGGTGGAGGCAGCGCTGCCTTCGGGGTTCTTCCGCGATGCGCTGCGCACCTTCGCGGGGATGTTGTCGCGGGAGAACTGGACGGCCCTACCCACTGGACTGGAGCTGGTGCTCAGCGATGTGGACGGTCGCGGCACGGACCTGGGTGCATTCCTGGCCGCGGCCGACGTGCTGGTGCTGCGCGATGGCGGCTGCCTGCTGCTGGTGCTGCCGCCCGATCACCTCTGGCCTTCTGAGGGAGACCGGCAACAGGCCCTGCGCCGGGGTGATCGGCTTTCATTGCCGCGCCTGCAGCTGATCCCCCGCACAGACCTGCTCAACTGGGAGCTGCCTCACTCCCATGGCCTGCCGGTGCGGATCACCTGGCGGGAAGCGAAACCGGGCAGCGAGCCGCTGCCGACTGATGCCATCGGGCTCTGGCCCGAGCAGCCCTGCCCCTGGCTGTACCGCAGCCTGCAGCTCAAAGCGCAGGGCGTTGCCCTAAGCACCGAAACGCTCGTGGCTGATCCACAGAGCGCCTCGGGCTGGCAGGTGGAGCAGCTGGAGCAGCGGCTGTATCAGGGGCTCAAGCAGTTGCCGGCCCTCTGGTATTCGAGCGACGGCGCCGGCTTCGGGGAGGGAGAGCTGCCGCACCTGGGGCTGGCGCACCAATACCTGAACCAGTTCCGCTGCCAGAGCGACTACCAGGAGCTGCTCAGCCGCTGCGCCCTGCCGGTGGGTGTGCGCACCGGTGTGGTGGGTGCTGTGGGGCAGCCACACGGCAGCGAACCGGTTGTGCTGGGACCGAACACCGTGATGGACCTGCCGGAGGGCGCCAGCTTCCAGTTCGCCGAGGTTCAGGCCCGCTCCCTGGCCGAGCACCGCGCCTGGCTGCAGGTGCTGGATGCAGCGATGCGGCGTGATGCCCTGATCCCCAGCAGCAGCGGTGGCGTGGCCCGGACGGCAACGGAGATCTCGTTGGCGGCCAGCCAGTCGTACGCGCTGCTGCAGAGCCAGGCGATCCAGAAGGCGTCGCTGTTCAGCAGCCTGTTGCAGCACTGGTGCGCGATCACCGGCGAACCCCTCAGCCCGCAGGCGACGTTGCAGGTGTCGGTGAATCCGCTGACGCCACCGGTGGCGCCCAGGCCGACGGTAAGCGAATGGCTGCTCCTGGAGGAGAAGGGCGTGGTGAGCCGCGATGAGCTGCGGCAACTGCTGGAGCTGGCCACGCCGGTGCAGGTGAGCCAGAGCGTCACCAGCGGCGCCGAGCTGCTGCCCGCCGCCGATCCGCCATGACCACGACCCCTGCCACCAGCTGGCGGCCAGGCGATCTGGAGGCCATCCGGATCGCCCTGGGCATCAGCGCCACCAGGCCGGGTGTGGAAGCGATCAACCAGGCGATGCTGCAGCTGGAGCACGGCTATGCCGATGCCATCCCCACCGCCCGGATCCTGCTGGATCAGATCGGCGTGCTCGATGCCCAGCTGCTGCAGCTGAGCCCAGCCGATCACCAGAGATGGAGCGAGCAGCAACACAAAGGCCCCCTACCCGGCAGCAGCGCCGCGGCCGGCGTGGCCCCCGCCAGCCAGGTGGATGTGGTGCACTACGCCACCGATCTGCTGCAGGTGGAGGAACGGCTGGTGAGCAAACAGCCCGTGAGCACCGCGGAAGCCCTGCAGCGGCAGCGGCTGAACCTGTGCAACCAGCTGCTGCTGATCCTGCCGGTGCTGCAGAGCTGGAGCAGCCAGAGCCAGAGCGCCCTACCGCCGTTCACCGCAGCGCTGCTGAGGGGCTGAGCGATGAGCACGCCGTGGCCAACTCCAGTGGTGCAGGCAACGGGTGCCGCGGCCGGCGGCAATCCCCTCAGCCCCTACGCCAATGCCCGACTGCTGCAGTTCCAGAACCTGATCCCAGGCGACATGGACTCACCGCGGCTGTGGCGCCACGTCTTTGAGTGCTTCCTGCGCAGGGGCAACTACATCACCGCCAAGGAGAACGGACCGGGCGTCGACACCGGCGACTTCACCTACAGCGGCTTCATCTGCCGCGCCAGTCGCCTGCCACTGCAGAGCACCGACCCACTCGACTGGCTGAGCGCCTCGCTGCCGTGGCAGCAGGAGAACCTGCGTGTGGCCACCAGAGCGGAGGGCACGGTGCAGGTGCCATGCAAAGGGCTGATCTGGCTGGGGGATCTGAGCCGGTTGAGCGAGCCACCCGACAGCGAGGCCGACCCGCGCCGGATCTACACAGTCTTCGAGGTGATCGAATTTGGCGCCTACTACGGCTCCGGGGGCATCGGCGCCATCACCCAACCACTGGTGGGCGAGCGGATCTACGGAACGATGAAGCTGCACCAGCTGCCGGATGCAACGAGCGGGCCCCTCTGAGGCGCTCAGGGCCTCGCTGAGCGGATCACGGCAACGACTTCCGGCCCCCCGAGGTGAGGCTTCTGCAGCCTGAGCTTCTGCACATCGGCTGCCTGATGCAACAAGGCGCAAGTCGGGCAGAACAAAGCCCAGTCCTGGCGGTACCACTGGTCCAACGTTTGGGCTTTGCGCGGTCGGTTGAACGCCGCCAAGGGTTTGGTCGCGCAACGGGGGCAGGCGAGTTGCACCCTTCCCACCTCCGACCAACCTGTGGAGTTGAAGCGCTCCTCCATCACCACCGGAGCGAGCCCATAGTCCGCACTGATCAAGTCCGGCAGAGCGGAGTTGGAAGGCTCCTGTTCCGGAGGAGCGAATGCCTCTGGCGCTGGGGTTGGCTCTTCTTCAGGCGCTGCTTCGGCGTCGCCACAGGCTGAGAGAGCCTCGACAAACGCGGCCACCAGCATGCGGGCGGACTGCAACGGGTGAGCCATCAGAAGAGCGTTTACATCGGCGCACCCCTGCTGCCAGCGCTCTGCCATGAGGTCCCATCGCAGCAACGGATAGCTCCTCGCGTAGGCAGCTACGAGCGCCTCCACATCAACAACGACCTGCGGCGACGGTTGCGCGGATGGAGGTTCAACAGCGAGCGGCCGTTCCTTTGCTTCCTCCAGGGTGAGGAAGCGGGGATAGCGCTTGATGTAGCCAGCCAGCGTGTTGAACATCGGTGCCGGCCACTGCCCGGAGGTGCAGGTGGTTTCGGCCCGGGTGATCGCCACATAACGGAGGTTGATCTCCTCTTGCGGCAGCAAGACCCCTCCACGGAAGCCCTGGTCATCCCAGAACATCGGATGACTCTCACGGCTGTACTTCACCGGATTGGCCAGTTCGGCCTCCGGGAAGTCATCGGCCAGCTCCACACTCCCGAATTCGAGCCCCTTGGATTTGTGGGCTGTGGCCAGGGCGAGCGTGGCCCCTTCCGGCTGGGCGACGGAACGGCTCCTGACCAGGGCGATCTCCTCGGGAATCGCCTGCCAACGCGAATGGCCTTCGATCACCCTGATCCACGCCTTGAGATCGCGCTCGTCCTGGGCGGTGGCATAGCCCTGCAGCGCGTCGAAATCCTCGAATCGCGCCACGAAGCGATCTTTGATCTCTGAACGACGCCCGGCCTTGAGGAGCCAGATGTCGTTGAGAAGATCGAGGCGATAGCCGTCGATCCCCCCAACCCAGCAGACATTGCCACCTTGGTTGGCCAACAGCGCCGCACGCCTGTAGAGCGCAGCATTGCCGCGAGCGATGCAGGCTTTGGTGGAGGAAGGCGGCACCCTCCGACCACCCCTGACGGGGTTGCGCTCCCGCTTCACAGCCAGCAACCGGTTGGCCGCCGCGGCTATCTCATCCCCGAAACGAAAGCTCTCGGTGAGAAACAGTTCGTCGGTGAGCGAGGGATCCGCCATCGCGTTCTCGGCGTAGCGGAACTGATAGATCTGCTGATGCGGATCACCAACGAAGACCTTGGCGCAGCTCTGCTGCCTGACGATGGCCAGGGTGACCGGATTGGCGTCCTGGGCCTCATCAAAGAGGATGGTGTCGACATCCAGCCGGGGCGCTGAGAGCTGGAAGAGCTTGAGGTAGCCGTCATGCAGCATCGGCATCGCCTGATTGCCGGGGTCGCACATCGCCTGCCACAACCGAGCGGCCCCTTCAATCGCGGCGGGTTGATGCTTTCTTTCTTCTGAGACGAGATCCGCGAACTCGTCAAGGTCTGCGCAACTGGTGCTGAGGAAGTGCTTGAGAGCCCGCAGCGACTGATTGGCATGGCCAAAGCCGGAGGAATCGCCGGGATTCAGCTCTAACGCCTGCGCGGCCTGGTTGGCGCGGACGTTATTTGCCAGCTTGTGGCGGTAAGCCTGCCCAACAGCTCGAAAAGCGAGGGAGTGGGTGGTGAGGCAGGTGACATTCGGCGTGAACTTGCCGGCAGCCTCCCGGGCGATGGCGTTGTTGAAGGCCAGGTAAAGCATCCGCCGCTCGGGCCTGGCCTTGGCGTAGGCCCGGAGAGTGGACGTTTTGCCAGCTCCTGCAAAGGCAACCACCTTCAGCGCCTCCGAACGGGAGTGCACGACGGCCTGCTGCTCCTCGGTCAGGGGCATGGGCGACACACCGCTGGCATTGACGTTCTGCGGAGAACCGTAGGTCTGCCCCTGCCATGACATCGCTCGGCAATAGGGAGTGAGCACAGCCCGGACGGGGTGCTCGCTCCACTGACAGCCGCGACGGGTCATGGCCACCACTTCCACCAGCAACCACTCCGCTCCTGCAGCCCCCCAAGGGAGCGAGAGCGACCACAGCCCTGCTCATGCAGAAGGGGCTGCTGAATCCAGGGCTGAGCACACCAACCTGGCTGCCGGCCATGGCTACGGGGAGAGCCCCGAAACCGAAGGCATCCAGGCAAGCGACAGCGACCTACCGCTGGTGCCCGATGCCCTGAAGGCCGAGCGGCGCCGCAGCAACCAACTGGAGAAGGAGATCCGCTCGCTGAAGCAGCAGCTGAACCGCTTCTCGGAGATCAACCCCGAGGAGTACACGCGGCTGCAGGAGGCCGAGAAGCAGAAGCAGAAGCTCGAACAGCAGCTGGAGCTCAGGGAGCGTCAGATGGAGGAGGCCAGTGCCCGCAAGGTGGCCGCCATCGCCGCCGAACGGGACGCCGCGGCCGAGCGGGTGCTGCAACTGCGCAAGGAACGGCTGCTGGAGCGGGCGTTCTCAGAGGCTGAGGGCCGCACAGGCGGTGATGGCCGCGGGACGTTCTTTGACGTGTTCAAAGGCCAGCTGTGGGAGAGCTTCCGGCTGGTACCCGGCAAGGACGGCAGCGACAGCCTGGAACCACTGGATGCCCAGGGCCAGCCGTTGCTGGGTGATGACGGCAGGCCGCTGACCGCCTCTGAATTCCTGGAGGACCTGCGGGTCCACCCGGTGTACGGCTTCCTGTTCCAGCAGCGGGGCGCCATGGGCGGACCTGCCGCCGTGAGCTACGGCACCGGCACGGTGGGCGCCAACGGCGAGCTGATCAACCCGCAGGCCATGAGTGCTGCGGAGTTGTACCGGGCGGGGTTTACACCAAAGACAGCGTCGCGAATGAAATGAATGAGATGTATTAGTGACCTCGCATTCTCAGGTTTTCTTATTGCCACGGGCAGGTCAAGACCGATTCCGACCACTCCACTCCAGCAAGCACCCAGCCTTCACTCCTTCGCCAATTACCCTTTTAGAGCGAAATGCAAAATGGCTTCGCCGGATTGCCAAGTCTTCCAGCCGAAGTCCTCCTATCCGATGTCACCAATCAAGCCATTGCAAATCGTCAATTACTCTTGTCAACTTGTGACATGATACGCTTTCGAGTTCTCTGTCCCGCCAGCTCCGCTCTTCGTTGAGTCAAAATGCGCACAGCTGGCAGCAAAGAAAGTAGCAGCGAGCAGGCTACGGCCCCTAGCAAAACAAGCAAAAAGGCAAAGAACAATCCCCTGCCAACATCTGCTGAGAATTGCGACGATACGCTCATCGCCACTACGGCTTCAACCGCAAACCTGGATGCAAGTGCCAAAATAGAAACAAGAGTGGCCAGCACCAAAGGAAGAAGTAGAGCAGACGCGTCGTCAAGACGCTTTTTAGCATCCAAGTCTGTTTGCCCTCTGAAGAGGCCAGTCATCACACTCGGATAAACGACTGCAAGCCAGACGCCTACAACCCCAAAAACAACCGAGGAAAAGCTAACCAAGTGATCCAAGAGCCCAACTTGGCTGGCGATTGGGATATCGGCGCCGACCTTGTAGCCACAAAAAAGCACAGCTAAGGCAAGGGATGCAGAAAGAAGACGCGAAATCTTGTTCATGATCTATTCTAATCCAATGAAGCCATGATGACCGCCCTCTCGGTCTGGAGACCCCTCATCACGCTCTCCGCGGAAGCCAGGCCATTACTATCCCTGGCAATATCTATTGAGACACTTGTATTAACTAGCGAATGACTAAGCCAGTGGGTCGAGGGAGATCCCTTTAATTCAAAACCGATGTTATCCCATTTGGAACCAGAATCTAGCCCCCGCTCCCATTCTGCTATCACCTGATCCAGCTCTTCCTCGGTAGGAGAAAAATCAATTTCCGCTTTGAACCTCAGGACCTCTCGGGCCCCTTCCCTCGGCAGAAGATTTAACCTGATGCCAAGATTGCGAAGCAGCTTTTCCATCAGCTCGGCATCATCAGCGCTGCTAACCTCAAGATCATTCTTTCGAACTATCCTCCTTATTTCCCGGAAATTGCCCCTGATGAATTCTATTTCTGCGGGCTTTCGTCGCGGATGCCAGTCAATACTTGGGTAAAGCATCCTCGGCTGATCCCCGTGACTGCGGACATATCCAGAGATCTCGCCATCCTCACTGCACGCGACATTGGGAGAGAGCTTTGCCAAGTACTCGCTTAGCAACTTATGGAGGCCGCGCTTGCCAGTCAACCTCCCCGATATCCGAATGGTGGCCAGCAGGCTTTGCCTTGGCAAAAACCAGAAATAAGATGGATATCCTGGGATGTTCCCGCTGGGTATCCTTTTTACATCTAAATCAGGATTACCTGGACGGGCCGCGGGATTCAGGCTTGCGAATGAGCCGTTGAGAGTTTCGGTTTCATTCCATGTCGCAAGCAAAAGCTCTTCATTGCTAGAAACAGAGTGATCAAGGCAAAAGGTGCGCAGTATGTCGCTTGCATCAGACAGGGCGTATGTGCATGTTTGCCCTATCTCCATCCCTGGGGCAAACGCCCAATTACGGAAGTTGCCGAGAACTTCACTGAGCGAACCAAAGCTTGGAGCGCTTGAACCTCTCTCGTAATACCCGCATTTTGTGATCTCGAAGAAGTCAATTCTTGCCTCTTCGGTTGCCACAAAACCACCTTCTTGCACCTTTGTGTTTATTCCGGCTGCCATTTCCCGGTCAAGGATCCGAAACGGATCGCAACACCTCGCCCTCCTCGGCAATAGGAGGTGACGTTGCTGGGGTCAGGCCCCGGGAGTGGCAATGGGCCTCACGCTGATCGAGGCGGCCAAGTACGAGAACCGGCTGGAGCATCTGGCCGTTCTCAAGACCTTTGCGGAAGGGGAACTGTTGAGCCGCCTCCCCTTCATGAACATCGCCGGCAGCGGCATCTTCTATGCCCAGGAGGCCGAGTTGCCCACTGTGGGCTTCCGGGCCGTGAACGAGGGCTACACCCAGAGCTACGGCGTCGCTGACCAGCGCGCGGAAGCCGTGCACCTCTTCGGGGGTGACGTGGATGTGGACCGCTCGATCGTGGACCTGATGGGCCCCGAGGCCCGGGCCAGCCAGATCGAGATGAAGATCCGCTCGATGCGGCTGACGCTGGAAGCCACGATCGTGAAAGGCGACACGGCCTCCAACCCCCGCGGCTTCGACGGGCTGCAGAAACGCCTGCCCCTGAGCGGCGGCAACGTGGTGGACAACGGTGGCAGCACCGTGAACCTCGACGCCCTCGACGCCCTAGTGGACAGCGTGGATGGCATGGGCAGGCCCAAGTACCTGCTGATGAGCAAGGCGGTGCGCCGCCAGCTCAATGCCCTGGCCCGCGCCGGCGGTTGCTGCGCCTACACCGCCGAGACCAACAGCCTCGGGGCCGTGGTGCACCGCTACCAGGAATGCGAAATCCTCACGGTGGACCGCGACGCCCAGGGCCGCGAGATCCTCGGCTTCTCGGAAGCCGGTGACACCACCTCGATCTACTGCCTGGCCTTCGGGGATCAGGGAGTGACCGGCCTGCAGGGCCCTTTCCAGGGGCGTTACGGCATCTCCGTGCGCGATCTGGGCGAGGTGCCCGATGCCCCGGTGTTCCGCACCCGCGTCGATTGGTACGTGGGCTTTGCCGTGTTGCACGACCGCAGCGCCGGCCGCCTGTTCAACATCACCGCCGCCTGAGGCAGGAGAGCACCGATGTTCCGACACAACGCCAACCCCCTGCTCGATGCCGAAACCGTGCTGGTGGGTGCGATTCAGCACGGCGCCACACGGCCCTTCCCACTGAGCCGCGCCAGCGGCGACGTGGTGGAGCTCAACACCAAGCTCGACGCCGCCATGAGCTTCTCCTTTGTGGTGAGTCACCCCGGTGCCACCACCACGGTGGAGGCTGAGCTGCTGGTGGCACCGCTGCGCGATGACGGCAGCCAGGGGAGCTTCGTGAGCCTCTGCAAGGTGGCCGTACCTGCCCAGGGCGGCCTGGTGGAGGCCCGCATCAGTGGCCACGACATCGTCCTGGATCCAGCCGATCTGCCGCACGTGCAGCTTCCGGCTGTAGCCCTGGCCAAGGCGGTGATCACCCCTGAAACACCCGCCGGGCTGCTGGCGGGGCTGACCGCCACCGTGCCGGCCTGAGGAGAGACGCCATGGCCCGACCTCGCAACACAGCCGGTGATCAACCGGAAGCCGTTGATGCCACCGATGCCTCTCTCGAACCCACCCCGCCCATGGCAGAAGTGGTGGTCCCGGCCCCGGCTGCCGCCAAGGTGCCTCCCCCGCAGAGCGCTGCGCAACCCGCAGCTGTTGCGGCCGCGGCCGCCAAACCCGGCTTGCGGCGGATCGGCAAGGGGGAACAGATCCGGCAGGTGCATCCGGTGGATGTGGCCGACTGGCTGGCCCTGGGCTGGCAGGTGCTGCCGGCCGACAGCCAGGCCAGTTGAGCCAGGGATCCCGGCCATGCCGCCCTACCCACTCACACCCGGCAACAGCTCCGGGGGCGATAGCCGGCAACGGCTGCTTCCGCCCCTGGGCTGTCCGGGGGAACCGGAGTTGGTCTGGCCAGTGGATGCCGCCGAGTGGCTGGCACTGGGATACAGGCGTGCCGCCCTGCAGCCGGCTCCGCTGGAGCTGAGCTGGTTGCCGGAGGCATGCACGCCGGGAAGCTTTGTGATCTGGCTGGTGCTGCGCTGCCAGAGCAGCCCACCGGCTGCGATCACCGTGCGCTGGGGTGATGGCAGCAGCGAGACCTGCGCCTGGCCAGACGGCAACCGGCTGCGGCACAGCTATCTGAACCCCGCGGATGTGCTGGTGCAGGTGAATGCCGTGGCCCCCGCAAGCCTGCAGGCCGAACTGGCGGTGCACGGGCTGCGGTGCCCCTGCCTGCTGCGACCACACCCTCTGCCACCGGGGCCCAGCCCTGGTGGGATGCAACCTCTCATCCCCGGGTCAGGACTGCTGGGGGCGATCTACGACGGCAAGCAACCGCAGCGCTGGCATCTGCGGCTGGCCCCAGCCGGTGGGCTGCGCTTCGTAGCCCAGCCGCCCCAGGGGGATGCCGCCCTGGCCCTGGCAGCGTTCTCCACGGATGGATCAGGCACGCCCGGAGGTGTGCCGGGATCGGATGGAGCCGCAGATCGCTTCCTGGCGGCAGACGGGCACTGGCGGTCTGCAGGAACAGCCGGCACCCGCTGGTGGCATGGCGAAGGCCCGCCGGGTGTGCTGCCTGAGGCCCGCAGCGGTGACTTCTATCTCGATGGCCTCAGCGGCCAGGTGTACGTGCTGGAGGAAGCCTGATGGGCTGGCAACTGCAGACGAATCTCAAAGGCCCTTCATCCCTGAAGCTCGGACGGCTGCACGCACCGCTGAGCACAGCCTCTGCCAGCAGCTGGAGCACGGTCTTCTCGCTGGCGATCACACCGCAGCAGTGCCTGTCGTTTCAGGCGTGGCTGTATTTCTCGGCCGCGGCACCCAGCACCGGGTTAGTGACCACACTCGCGGGGCCAGCAGGGCCGGCCGCCGTGATCCACAACCTGCTGACCGGTGAAAGCCTCACCAGCGTGCGCAACCTCACCGCGACGGCCTACGACACCCCGCTGCGCGGCACCGGCTCAGCCGGTGATTCTCTGCTGCTGGCCCAGGTGAGCGGGACTGTGGAGAACGGCAGCAACGGCGGGAACCTGCTGCTGCGCTTTCGCTCAGAAGTGGCCGGCAATGCCGTGACCCTGGCCCGAGGCAGCTGGTGGCAGGTGCTCCTGCACTGATCAGAGCTCGGCAATAGGAGATGTCCCGTTCCGGGCCCCAGGCCCGTGTTGCCATGGCCTGGATTCCCTCCGGTTCACTCAAGGGCCCCCAGGGCGAAGCCGGCCCGCAAGGCCCCCAGGGGGTGCAGGGCTTGCCCGGTGCTGATGGCGGCATAGGCCCCCAGGGTCCGCAGGGCCCTGCTGGTGCACAAGGCCCTGCAGGTCCGGAGGGGGCACAGGGGCAGCAGGGCATCCAAGGTGCACCGGGTCTGGGCATCACCTTCAAGGGCCACGTGCCAACGGCTGCCGACCTGCCGACAGACGCTGCCCAGGGCGATGCCTACATCGTTCAGGCCGATGACTCGTTCCAGGTGTGGGACGCGAGCAGTGACAGCTGGGTGAATGGCGGCTCGATCCAGGGGCCTCAGGGCATCGAAGGTCCGCAAGGCCCCCAAGGTCTGCAGGGGGATCCTGGCCCGCAAGGCATCCAGGGCATCCAGGGCGCTGCGGGCCCCCAAGGCAACCGAGGCACTGGCTGGTTCACGGGCAGTGGCGCCCCAACCGATGTGCCTGGCTCAATGCCCGGAGACCTGTATCTGGATCAGGCGAGCGGGGACGTGTTTGTTCTGAGCTGACCGCCCTCACATAGAAGAAGGAAAGCCGCAAATACGCCCCGCGAAGGCAGCACAGGGCTTTAATGGGCCTGCGGCTGAGCCCTTGCCCCACCTGCCATGAGCGGCGCCAAGACCCTGAGCCAGCGCGAGGCAGACCCAGGGCTTGATCTATGCAGCCAGCGCATAAATCACACCTATTCCAACAAATAAGGGGCGATTCTTTTTATGGCCCTCAAAGAACTCTGCACCCCCCGCCCCTCGGTCTTCGCGGCAGATCGGCGTGCCACGGTGCTCAGCCTCGACACCTTCCTCAAGGGCGAGATCGATGGGCGGGCGTTCTTTGAGGAGAACTACTTCACCAACGGGATGCTGGCTCTGGTGGAGCGCGCATTCCGTCACCTGAGTGGATCGGGGGCTGGCTCCTCAGTGTTCCAGCTCTCCCAGGCGATGGGCGGGGGCAAGACCCACAGCATGATTGCCCTGGGCCTGCTGGCACGGGAGCCCAATCTTCGACAGGAGGTTTGCTCGCAGATCGAAGGGGGCAACCCCGCGCCAAACCTTGGCGCCTGCCAGGTGGTGGGCTTCAACGGCCGAAGCACCGATGCCACCGGGGGGATTTGGGGCTCAATCGCTGAGCAGCTGGGCAGAGCCGAGCAATTCACCAAATACGTAGCGCCTCTGCTGAGTGCACCGGGCCCACAGGCGTGGAAGGAGCTGCTCGGCGAGCAGCCGCTGGTGATCTTCCTGGACGAGCTGCCGCCGTATTTGGAATACGCCGTGGCGGTGCCCGTCGGCAACGGCAACCTCGCCACGGTGACCACAGCCGCGCTGGCGAACTTGTTCGTGGCCGTCACAGAGATGCCGAACGTCTGCCTGGTGCTCTCCGACCTGGGCGGCACGAACTACGCCGCTGGCCAGGACAACATCAACCAGGCGGTGAGCAATGCGATCCAGCAGCTCACGGGTGAATCGCGGCGGATCGCTGTGCCGATCACCCCGGTGAATCCCAACGGCGATGAGCTCTATCACATCCTGCGCAAACGGTTGTTTGCTCAGGTGGCACCCCAGAACGCCATCGATGGCGTGGCTGGCTCCTACCGGGAGGCGCTTCGGGAAGCGGTGAATATGGGGCTCACCACCACCACACCGGAATCGCTCTACACCCGGATTCAAGACTCCTACCCATTCCATCCCGACCTGCGGGAACTGGTGGGCAAGTTCAAGGAGAACGAGGGCTTCCAGCAGACCCGCGGCGTGATCCGCCTGATGCAGATGGTGGTCTCCGACCTGTGGAAATCGGAGAAGGCGGGGGGCCTGGACCTGATCCACCCCTACGACCTCGACCTCAACCAGGACGAGATCGCCTCTGAGGTGCGCACTATCAACCCCAGCCTCAGCGAGGCTATTGCCCACGACATCGCCCACGGCGGCGACGCCGAGGTGGAGCTGATCGACGAGACCAACGGCAACAGCGATGCCTCCGACGCGGCCCGGCTGATCCTCGTGGCCTCACTCTCCACCACCCCTGGAGCCATCCATGGGATGCGGGAGTACCAACTGGTGGACTGCCTACAGCGACCCGGTCGGGACCTCTCCTCGTTCAAGACCAACGTTCTCGACAAGCTGGCGACGCGGGCCTGGTACCTGCACAACTCGCCAGACGGCCGGCTGTTCTTCAAGAACCAGCAGAACCTCGCAGCCAAGCTGCGCTCCACCGCCCAGTCGCTCCACAACGAGACCGTGGAGCGGATGCTGCGGGAGCACCTGGAGGACTACTTCGAGCCCAGCCTGCGCGACTGCTTCCAGGTGGTGAAGGTGCTGCCGCCCCCGGATGAGGTGCAGCTCGATCAAGAGAAAACCACCCTGGTGATCACCCGCCCAGGGGGCCAGGCCAACGGGCTGCCGGTGTCACAGGACTGGCAGGACTGGTGGCAGCAGCAGCCGTTCAAAAACCGGGTGCTGTTCCTGAGCGGCTCCAAGGACACCTACATGAAGATCCTCGATGCCGCCCGCCAATCCAGGGCGCTGGTGAGCATCGAAGACGACCTGAGATCCGAGAACACCCCGCCGGATGACCCGCAGTGGCGTGCGCTCGACAGCCTGCGCGACCGGATCGGCCTGCAGTTCACCGCAGCCCTAAAGGAGACGTTCGATCAGCTCGTCTATCCGTCGGTGAACTCCTCACTGCGGGCCGGCTCAATTGACCTGGCCTTTGCCGGCAACACCAACGGCGAAGCCACGATCAAGCAGACCCTGAAGACGGTGCGCAAGTTCACCACTGAGATCAGCGACGACGCCTTCCGCACCTACGCCGAGGCCAAGCTGTTCGGGGCCACCGATGGGGGCGTGGCGCTCTGGAGCGATGTGAAACGGGCGGCTGCGACCCGCACCGACTGGCCTCTGCACAAGCCCTCCGCCCTGGAAGACCTCAAAGCAGAGGCTCAGCGGCGTGACCTGTGGCGGCCGGAGGGCAACTACGTGCGCAAGGGTCCCTTCCCGCCGCCGACCCCCAGCATTGAGATCCGAGAAGGCGCCCGCGATGAAGACGGCGATGGCCGCACCTACTTGCAACTGATCCCGCTGCATTGCGACCGGATCGTGTTTGAAAGCGGAGACAGCGAACCCACCACAGCGTCGACGCCCGTACCCACGACCAGCAAATTCGAGGCCAAGGGGCTGCAGTACAAGTTCCTGGCGTTCGACAGCGAGAACCCCGAGCGCCAAAGCGAGGTGAAGACCTGGACCGCCACCCTGCGGCTCAAGAAGCAGCTGATTGACCGGGGCGATCACTACGAGGTGGAGCTACAAGCTTTCCCCAGGGCCAACGGCGTGAGCATCCACTACACAACCGACGGTTCCTCACCGATCGGCACCAATGCGGCGGTGTACGACGGGTCCCTGCGCGTGCCCGCCAACTGCCGCAAGGTCTGCGCGGTGGCTCAGGCCCCCGCGTACTCGCTCACCTCCCAACACATCGTCCAGGACATCCCCAAGCGTGGAGAGGAGGCCCGCACGATTGACGCCACCCGCCAGGCCCGCTGGCAGAAGGTGAGCAAGCTGGACGACTCAGGCTCGGTGTGGGACCTGATCACGCGGCTGGAGCAAACCTCTGGCGTGGTGGCCTACGACGTACAGCTCTCGGCCACCAGCAGCAACGGCGAGCAGATCGTGGACTACACGGGCTCGTTAGCCAGCGGCTACGGCGGCGCTGAGCTCAAAGCCGTGGCCACCAAGCTGCAGGACATCGTGCAAGACGGCTCACTGAGGATGGAGATCGGCGAGCTGGGCTTCCCGACAGGCCAGGCCCTGATCGACTGGCTGAACGCGTCCAAGGAGCCGTTCAACCTCAGCTATGTGAGCCAGGACTGATCCATGGCCAGAACCGCTACGGCCACGCGCAAGAGCATCGGGCTCGGCTTCCTGCCGGAGGAAAGCCGCCATGGCTTTCTGATCCACATCCCCAAGGGCAGCGCCAAGGGCGACCTGATCTCGATCAGTGAGTACCGCGGCGATCGCTTCAGCGGCGCTGAAGTGACCTCGCTGCCGGCCCCGCCACCAACGGATCCGTCGCTGCGGGTGACGCTGGACCGGAGCCGCTGGGTAGCCCTGGCACCTGCCTTCTGGGAAGAAGCCAACCGCCGGCTGCGTGCCAACGGCCTGGCCACCGCCAAGCTCACCAAGAGCCCCACCAAGCCGATCCCGGTGCATCCCTCGCTGGGGAAGGAACTGTGTGTGCTGTGCTGGGCGGTGGAGGAAGCCTCGATCGACGACATCCCCAACGCCCTGCGCAACTGGGAAGCCCTTGCGCCGGAGGAGCGCTGGTGGCTCTACACGATGACTGTGGCCACCACCGGCCAAGCGATGAAGAAGGGAGTGGGATGGCGAAAGGCCCTGCGCGCCGCCATCGCCGATAACCCCTTCGTAAAGGGAGAGGGAATGTCACCCAAGGCACGACGAGAACTGCTTGGCCACTCACAACTGACGCTGGAAATCTGAGATGCAGAAAGCCTTCATCGAAACTCAATTCCCGATTGCACGACTATCGGCAGAGTCTTTCAATGAACGTGATGCAAAAAACGGGCAGACCCTGCCCAGACTTGGCCGATGGTGGGGCAGAAAACCACTGATTCTTGTAAGGGCATGCATCTTTGGGATGCTCATGCCAGCATCTGATGACAAAAAGAAAGACAGAGATATTTTTCTGAAAATCCTAACAATGGACGATGACGGTGCATGGATGCGCCAAAAAGGCGACATCCCAGTCAAAGCTTGGCGCGAAGCCGCACCTCCAGAGATTCAAGAAAAGTTCTTTGGCGCAAGCGGCTTTTTGCGAGGCATCACCGAAGAAGACAAGGAAAAAATCACCTTGCAGATATGGGAGAACATTGACAGCTCCCAACGCGCCAAACTCGATTCAGCAAGAAAGCGCCCAGTACCTCAAAGAGACGTATTCGATGCAATGCCTTATCCCGAAAGGATAAAGGGAAAGTGCGAGCGACCTGAAAATATTGAGGGCCCCTCAAGAGAGGCCTGGACAGAAATCAACAAACACCTCAAGACATCAGCAAGCTCCTTAACGGAACTTGTTGATGAGCTGGGACAAAGATGTTTTGGGCACACTCCAAAGATAGGTGACGCATTCTGTGGTGGCGGATCAATTCCATTTGAAGCAGCTCGAATTGGATGCCGAGCCCTTGGATCAGACTTAAACCCTGTTGCCGGGATTCTCACGTGGGGGAGCTTAAACATCCTGGGAGCAAGCTCAACCATTCAAGAGCAAGTCAATAAGCAACTAGACACCATCTACAAAGCAACCGATTCTCAGATCAGAGAATGGGGAATTGAGTGCAATGAAAAAAATGAAAGAGCAGACACATACCTTTACTGCATTGAAGTCAAGCCAGACGGGTGCGACTATTTCATCCCGCTAGCGCCAAGCTGGGAGATCTCTGGCAAACAACATGTAGTCGTCAAGTGGAAGCGACGAGAAGATAGCGACAGGCTTGATCCCGTCGTGGAGCAAGTTTCAAGCAGCGAATACAGCCTATACAAGCAAAAGAAGTTTGCAACCATCTCGGATGGCCGCATCGTTGACCCCTTTGATTACAGCAAGACATGGTCCTTTGAATCCATACGAGGGCCTGAGGGCTTGAGACGCTGGGATCTCCGAGACACATGTCCAAGACCCAATGACGTAATTCAAGAACGCCTCTACTGCATACGCTGGGTCAACGCCAGAGGAGAGAAACGATATGCCGCGCCAGATGCGAACGACCTCCGTCGAGAATCCAGAGTAGGTGAATTACTCGGAGAACGGATTCATTCATGGCAAAACACATGCATACTGCCTTCTCGGCCGCTATCTGAAGATGGAGAAAAGACAGAGGAGCCCATAAGAACTAGAGGCTGGACTCACTGGCACCATCTATTTAACCCCCGACAGCTACTCACAAATGGTTTACTCGCAGAGCAGTCACGCAAATACGCAACCTCAAAAGAAAGCCGAGTGGCAAGCATGCTTGCTCTTGGCAAAGCTCTCAACATGAATGCACGGCTATGCCGCTGGCACGTCAGATACTCTGCTATTGACAAGGGGGAAGACGTATTTAGCAATCAGGCTCTAAACCCTCTATTTAACTATTGCTGCCGCTCCCTCTCGGGTCTTCAGGACTCATGGAACCTCAGGCTGAAAGCTGCCCATACCGGTGACGCCCATAGTGTCTTATTGAGCGATGCTCGGGACATAGACGAAACCTGTGACCTTTGGATCACAGACCCTCCTTATGCAGACGCGATTAACTATCACGAGCTGGGCGACTTCTTCTTGTCGTGGCATGAGAAGAAACTAGCTACAGACTTCTCCGAATGGAAAGCCGATTCCCGAGCGGAACTGGCCGTGCGAGGCAATGGCGAAGACTTCCGAAGATCAATGGTTGAAATATATAGGAACCTTTCTCGAAACATGTCCAATGATGGCGGCCAGGTCGTCATGTTTACACATCAGAATCCTGCAGTATGGGCCGACCTTGGCATGATCTTATGGGCAGCCGGCCTAAAGGCCACTGCAGCCTGGACGATTAGCACAGAGACAGCTGCATCGGGCCTAAAAAAAGGGAACTACGTACAAGGAACCGTCTGCCTTGTCCTCCGCAAGCGCACAGCAGAAGAACCCGGATTCCTGTTTGATATATATCCCATGGTGGAAGACGAGGTGCGCAGCCAAATTGCTTCGATGCAAGCGCTAGACGACGGCGCCGAACCAAACTTCAACGATTCCGACTATCAACTAGCTGCCTACGCAGCAGCCCTCAAGGTGCTAACGCAATACTCCAGTCTTGACGGAAAGAGCGTTGTTGATGAGGTTTTCGCTGTTCGCGCCAAAAACCAGAAAAGCGACTTTGAAGAAGTCATCGAACGCGCCATCACGATCGCCTGCGATGCACTCATCCCCAAGGGATTGAATGACTCCTGGCGCGATCTCAGTTTGATCGAGCGCTACTACCTCCGCGCCGTTGATATCGAATCCCGCGGTGAACGCCGCAAGGGCATGTACGAAGAACTTGCCCGGGGCTTTGGTGTTTCAGAGATCAAACCCCTGCTTAAGAGCGATACGGCCAACGGCACCCGCGTGCACACGCCGTCAGGGTTTGGCACCAGCCTGCTCGCACCGATAGACGGCGCGGTGGAATCAACAGCTGCTCTGCCTCGCCGTGGCCGCGCCAGCGCGAGTGGCCCCCACCCCTTCGCCGCCAGCCCACTTCGCCATCTGCTCTTCGCCATCTGCGAAACAGCGGCAGCTGACAACGATCCCAATCAAGGCCGCCAGTACCTGCGCGACACCTTCGGGCAGACCTACTGGGGCCGCCGGGAGCCGATGGTGCGTCTGCTCGATTGGCTCGCTGCCCTCGGCAACTCGGAAGATACCGCTGACTGGGCCAAGGACTCAGAAGCCGCGCGAATCCTGGCCGGCCGCCTGAGGAACGATGACGCCTGATGCTCAAGCACCACTCCAGTAGGCGCAGCCGGCTCGACCGGGGCGTTCTCAACGAACGCCTGCAGGGAGCAGTGAGCTACGACCGCATCGCGGGCTACTTCCGCTCCAGCCTGCTGGAGGTGGCCGGAGAAGCGATCACTGGGGTGAGCGGCAAGGTGCGGATCATCTGCAACTCCGACCTCGATCCTGACGATTTGGCCACCGCCACCGCAGCCCAGGCTGCACTGCGCCGTAGCTGGTGCGCTGGTGAGCCTGAGCTGGCTCTACCCAGCGCCTTGCCTCGCTACAGGGCGCTCTACGACGCCCTGCTCAGCGACAAGATCGAGATCCGGGTGCTCCCCGACTCGGCCTTCGGGTTGATCCACGGCAAAGCAGGCGTGATCCGCTACGCCAACGGCAGCAGCACCGCGTTCCTGGGCAGCGTGAACGAAAGCGCCAGCGCCTGGAAGCTCAACTACGAGCTGCTCTGGGAGAGCGACGAGCCCGACACGATCGCCTGGGTGCAGGAAGAGTTCGACGCCCTCTGGAACGATCACCGCGCTCGCGCCCTGGCGGACTGCCCGTTCATCCAGAACGACGTGGAACGGATCATCCACCGCCAGGTGGTGGAACCCGAGAAGCTGCAGAGCAGCACTGTCATGGAGGCTGCCGCCGCCGCCGCGGTGGAAACGCCGATCTACCGGCGCGAGCAGGGTCTCTGGCCCCATCAGAAGTACTTCGCCAGCCTGGCCCTGGAGCGCCATCGCCTCGGCGGCGCCCGCCTGGTGCTGGCCGATCAGGTGGGTCTGGGCAAAACCATCCAGCTGGCGATGGCTGCGCTGCTGATGGCCCTGGAAGATCCCCAGGGCGGGCCGATCCTGGTGCTCGCTCCCAAACCATTGCTACAGCAGTGGCGCGATGAGCTGATGGAGCTTTTGCAGCTGCCTTCGGCCTATTGGAACGGCCGCAGCTGGGTGGATGAAAACGACGTGGAGCACCCCTCTGAAGGGGTGAAGTCGCTCAGCAAGTGCCCTCGGCGCATCGGGCTGGTGTCGCAGGGGCTGATCGTGCGGGGGATGCCGGAAGCGATCCGCCAACTGCTCAACCAGCGCTACACCTGCGTGATCGTGGATGAGGCGCACCGAGCTAGGCGCCGCAACCGACCCAAGATGGACGCCGGCCAGCCGGAGGTGGACGAAAAGGCCGACCCCAACAAGCTGATGGCCTTCCTTTGCCAGATCGGCGACAAGACCAAAAGCATGCTGCTTGCCACCGCCACGCCGGTGCAGCTACATCCGATCGAGGCTTGGGACCTGCTTTCGATCCTCTCCAACGGCAACGAAGGCGTGTTGGGCGGGGTCACCAAAACCAGCCGCTGGTTCAGCGCCTACCGCACAATCCAGATCGCCACAGGGGAGCAGACCGTTCCCGCTGATGACGAGCTGGACGGCTGGGAATTCGTGCGCGATCCCCTACCTGCCGCAACGGAAGACCCCGCCATTGAAAAGATCCGCCGAAGGCTGGGTGGCAAAGCCAAGCAATGGCAGTTCCCTCCCGAAAGCATCGAAAAATTGCCGGTCGCGGTTCGACGGGTTGAGCTGAAAAACAAGCTGCTGCCTAAGTACGGCGAGCGCTTCAACCCGCTACTGCGCTGCATCGTGCGCCGCACACGCAGCTACCTGGAGCAGGAGATCAACCCCGCCACCGGCAGTTACTACCTGCCCAAGGTGGAGGTAAAGCTCTTCGGGGAAGACGACAACGACGCCATCACCCTCGGCGGCTACCTCAAGGAGGCGTATGAGGAAGCCGAGAAGTTCAGCGAGCTGCTCCAAAAGCGGATGCGGGGAGCTGGGTTCTTCAAAACGCTGCTGCTGCGGCGCCTCGGGAGCTCCATGGAGGCGGGCCGCAACACCGTAGGCAAGCTGCTCGGGGTCAGCCCCGGATCCGTTGAGGATGAAGACGAGGATGACGCCGACGAAGACCTCTTCGGCAACGAGGGCCAGGAGAAGGGCTACAGCGAGTTCCGCAACTTCTCCACCGACGAGATCACCTCACTGGAGCGCTGCCTGAACCTGCTCAAGCAAGGCGGCAACCGCGACCCCAAACTCGAAGCCGTGCTCGGCTATCTGCTGGGCACAAACCCCAACGCATCCGAACGCTGGCTGGACCGGGGCTGCATCCTCTTCTCGCAGTACTACGACACAGTGCGCTGGATGGGGGACGAGCTCGCCAAGCACCCCGACATCCCCAGCGATCTGACGATCGGCCTCTACGCCGGCAGCAACCGCTCCGGCTTCTGGCTTGGCGGTCGCTTCCAACGCTGCGACCGCACCCTGCTCAAAGACCGTGTGCGCAAAGGCGAGATCAAGCTGCTGCTCGGCACAGACGCTGCCTCAGAAGGTCTCAACCTGCAGCGGCTCGGGACCCTGATCAACATCGACCTTCCCTGGAACCCCACCCGCCTGGAGCAGCGCAAAGGCCGCATTCAACGCATCGGTCAGGCCCGCAACCAGGTGTGGATCGCCAACCTGCGCTACCGCGACTCCGTGGAAGACAAGGTGCACCGCGTGCTGGCAGAACGCCTCCAGGCGATCCATGAACTCTTCGGCCAGATCCCCGACACCCTTGAAGACGTGTGGGTGAAGGTGGCCCTCAACGACGAGGCCGAAATCGCCGAGCTGATCGATCAGACCACCGCCACCCGCAACCCCTTCGACAAGAAGTACAGCAAGGTGGAAGATGCAGCCTGGGAAACCTGCTCGTCGGTGCTGAACCCGATCAGCGTGCGGGAGCTGATGGAGGCGGGGTGGGGGTGACCTAATCCAGCTCTGGGCTGGCCACCATCCACACCCGCTTCAAGGGCAAGGCAAGCCTGATCTCTTCCGGAAGCTTGTCGTAGTGAGCAAACAGTTTCTCCAGCAGCTCCTTTCGACTCCATAACCGCACCCGGAAAAAGTCTCGCGCCAGCTCCTTCTGCACATTGCTCTTGAACCCTGCCCAACTCACAAAGAGACAGGTTTCCGCGTTGAACTTCTGACCAGCCCCAATCAGCTTGTCGACCATTGGGCGATCGGCCGGGGTGTCGCCGGACTTCACCTCAACGCAGATCGACGGCGCCCCGAAACCAAGTTCTCCCCCTGCCGCAAGGATGTCGGCCCCACCATCGGCACCTTCTGGGCTTCGGTAGGTGGTGTAGCCCTCCGCTTGCAGGATTGCCTCCACCAGTTCTGCCAGGCCATGCCCTTTGAAGCGGGCCTCGATCAACCGCACGATGCGGTCAGCCGCGAGTTCTTCCAGGTCAACGTTGTTGACTTCGGCCTCATCTCCGGTCAGACCCGCACCAGGGTCAGCCGTCGGCCGTGCCCCAATCGCTGAAATACCCTCTGGCTGCCAATGCCGTGCCGCCATTGCCCGAACCCGGGCTTCGGCATCGTTGCGCTGAACCTTGCAGATCGTGAGGAAGGCACCAAAGGAATAGAGCAAGTCCTGGGGGAAGACGCTCCTGGGGATCAGTCCGCTGAACCAGTCGATCTCACGCCAATGGAAATAGGGATCAGGCCCTGAAGCTGCGTAGTTGTACGAGCCTTTCAGCTCCCCGAAGTAGAGCCCGGACTGGATCTTCGACGGCATGACCACCCAGTCGCCTGCGACCATCTCTCGGCCGAAGGACCACACCTGGGATGACCAGTTGATCAGTGCCTTGGGCTTCTCGTCGGGGTAGCGCTGCTCCATGGCTTGGATCAGCGCCTGCCGATCAGCCAGCTGCATCAGATCGACATTGAGCCCGTCCCAGGCGACGTACACCTTCCCCTCATCGAGGAACTTCTGTTCGTGCTCGCCACGCGATCCAGCGCGGATCAACCAGAGGGTCATGGCATGGACGACGGCACGCTTTGTCTAGCTGCAGCCGGCGCCGTGCGCTCCAGCAGCAGCTCCAGCTTCCTGTCCTGTCGCTCCAACACCGACAGGAACCCAGCAACGGTGAGCCCCAGCACTGCAAGCCAGGCGAGTGACGTCCAGGCCACCAGCCGCCATGGGTTGCCCTGCCCTGATGGCCTGACGGATGGGACGACACCGGTGCGATGAACAGAACTTTCCTGAGCCGACTCCAGATCCAGCACCAGCCGCAGCAAGGCTTCTGGGGTGACCGGTACCAGCGCTGAGCAGGCTTCCGTGGCGCTGACCTGGCCGGCCAGCAGGTCGCGGCAGTGCTGCAAGCCGCCCCCAGCCCAGAACAGCCCCCAGGCGTGTTTGTCGAACTGGAGGGCAACCCAGCGGTGGGGGCGCGCATCGTTGCGGATCAGCTGAGCCGCCTTGGCCAGGCTCCAGCTGCGACCTGCCGACACCGACGGCTGGGCCTCCAGCAACAGACGCCCCTGGGGATCACGGGTGTAGCCCGTGGCCACCTGCAGGGCGAAGACATCCACGATCTGCACCCGGGCACTGGGCTTGCGCTGGGTGGTCTTCGGGGACCAAAAGACCAGGGCTCCGCGCTCGCTGGCAACGCAGCTCTCCATCTGGATGTTGGCGGGCATCGCGTTAGTCGCAGCCCTGCAAGTCTGCCGCCAGTGGGGTTGCACCACGCCTGATGACGGCTGATCGTTGGGGACCCCACTAGGAGCTGATGAGCGAAGCCAACCCAGCGGATGATCCCTATGTGCGGGTCACCCTTGACCTGCGCCAATCCACCCTGGTCTGGCTCGATGGTCTGCGCGCAGAGATGGGTTTGCGCAGTCGGGGGGCCTTGGTCAGCCGTCTGCTCGACGAACTCGCACGGCCTTCTGACGATGCTTAGAGCCCTGCTGATCACCAGCGCCGCCCTGCTCACCGCCAGCTCAGCCCTGGCCCAACAGCCCGTGCGACCCCTCCCGAAAGTGGGAGGGTGCCCGCTCGGCTACTACAGCTCGGGCAATTACTGCGTGCCAAACAGCAGTGGCAACGCCCGCGGCGCCATTGAGAAGACCGGCAGCTCCTGCCCCCTGGGCTTCTATTCCTCCGGCAGCTACTGCCTCAGCAGCCCCAGCAACAACCGCGAAGCGATTCAGAAGACCGGCAACTCCTGCCCGCTGGGTTGGTACAGCTCGGGTAACTACTGCGTGAAGAGCCACTGATCCATGGGCTTCCGCTTCCGCCGCTCCGCCCGCCTGGGCCCCCTGCGCTTCAACTTCAGCAAGGGTGGCCTGAGCTCGATCTCGGTGGGAGGGCGCGGTGCCTCCTTCAACATCCCGGTGAGCCGCAGCGGCGGCCCGCGCAGCACCGTGGGGCTTCCTGGCACGGGACTGAGCTGGAGTGTTGAGCACACGCCATCCCAGGGCCTGCCCAACAGCCGGCGCCTGCGGCCCGGCCAGCTCGATGCCTTCCGGCGGAGCGTGCACGCCGTGCTGATGGAGCAGCTGTTTGCGCCGGGCTCCAGCGCCGCGCAGCTCTGGGAACTGGGGCTGGTGAGCCACCTGCTCGCCGATGGCTCCATCGGTCCGCGCCAGGCAGGTCTGCTGGCGCTGATCGAAACGCCGGAAGCCCTGGAGGGTTATCTGCAGCGTTCCCAGAGCCAGGACGACGCCAAGCGCCGCGGCCAGCGCTGCATCGAGGCCACCCAACTCGCTCTGCAGCTGGTGGCCGCGCGGCGGTGGCTCAGCGCCCGTTCTGATGCGGCCGTTGGCGGCGGCTCGCTGCCAGCAATCCCGAGCCGCTGAGCAGCGCCAGGGTGGTGCCCAGGGCTGTCTCGAAGGCGACTTCCACACCCTTGGAGGCGCCATCACACAGCCTGCGGTTGGCACCCCAGCCGCCCAGACACACCCCCATCACCAACACAGCCGTGACCAGCTGCGCGCCGATCACCGCAGCGGCACAGCGCACCAGAAAGCGTTCGCGTTGAAAGGCCATCACCCGCCATGCGGGGCCATTCCCTATTGCCGAGCCCTGTTCCTGAAATGGGCCAACTGGGCCACAGTGGGAGGGCTAACGCCTGATCGGCTCTTTCGACACGACGCCGAGCGTCATGGATGAGCAGCTGCCCCCGGGCTATTTCCTGCAGACCACCTCAGAGGGTGGGACCTGGCGCCTGTACGACATTCGCGAGCAGGGCGACTGCCGCATCTGCGAGATCAACGCCGCCGGCGACAACCTGGAAATCCAGGTGCTCTCGGGCCCCTATGACGCAGCCCTCGAGCACTGGAGCGCCGGCGTTCAGGAGCAGCTGATCTGCACCAACCGGATCATTGAGCTCCTCTGGCAGCAGGAAGCTCCGCAGGCCGTCTCCGAGCAGCTCGCCGCATGGCACCGGGAGGACGAGGCGAGGGAGTTCGCCAGCCTGCAGAGCTCCACGACCGCCGCGGCCTTCACAGCTGAGGACCAAGAACGGGACTTCAGGGAGTGGGTGGACGCGCTGAACGAGCAGCGCGATGGCGAGGTGGAGATCAGCGCCGAAGAGCGCCTGAGCGGGGGGCTGGATGAGTTCTATGCCCAGGAAGCGGAGATGGAACGCCAGCTCGGGGCTGAAGCCGAAGCCATCTGGCTGGATCAGTGGGAAGTGCCGGATGAACCTCCAGAACCGGAAGAACCGGAAGACCCTGGATATGACCCGAACGAATCAGCCACCTACGACGAGTACCTGGACGAGGTGGAACCAGAAGCGCCCAGCTACCGCGAATGGGATGACATGGACAACTTCTGGAATCAGGAGGGTGTGTTCGAGGAGATGACCGACCTCTATCACCACGATGAGGACTATTGAGATCTCTACTCCCTTTCGCCCTGCCTGCAGCGATGCCCAGCGTTGTTCACCGGTTCGCCTTCACCGACTTCAACGGCCGCAATCACGAGAAGCTCTTCAGCACAGCCGAACTGGCGGAAGCTGAGCGCTCAAGGGTGCTGGAGCAGCTGCTCAGCGATGCCCTGCCTGTGAAACGCCTAGAGAACGGGGAGTTGGTGCTGCCGCTGCTGCCCCTACCCGAGGACTATCTGGAGGCGGGCCCGTGGGGTGGGCTTGTGTACGAGGACTTCCCGGAGCTGAGCCGGGTGATTCACGTGCTGGCGTCCGCCACGGTGGAAACCCTGACCGTGATTGAAGAACTCAGCGACGCCTGAAGCACTCACCACTGCGGGGGGCAGGGCTGCCACCCCTGCGCCCGTTTCTCGCCCCAGAGCCTGATCGCCTGCTCCCGACTCAGCTGCTTGCGCCTCTTGAGCAGGGGAACCGGTTGATCGGGCAACAACTCGCCGACGATCAACTCCAGAGACTGACTCCAACGGTCGTAGCGGAGCGGCCTGAACTGCAGCACCTGACGGCCATCACTGATCCAACCCTCCTGCGGAGAGAGCGGTGCGCGGCGCGCCTGATCGCCGACGTGCATGATTCAAAGCTCAGGCCACCTCCGGCGCCCAGCCGTTCTGGCGCACCATGTCGTCAGTCCACCCCTGGCAGCGGCTGGTGAGGTGCTCGCCATGGGCGATCAAGCCCTGGTGCAGCTGACAGGTCAGCACCGGGATGCAATTCACCCCCGCGTGGTGCCGAAACCAGTGGCAGGTCATGCAGACCTTGCGGCTTCGGGTCCTGAGCAGCACGTCGCTGTCGAGGTAAGGCCAGTCCTCGACGGGGATATCGAGCCTGGCGACAAGGGCCGCTGGCCGGGGGAGGGGGACGCCCATGCACTGCCTCTGATGCGTACACCTGTACTAGCAAGATTCCGGATCCCTGTCAGCCAGGCGCGCGAGTCTGCGGCAATGGACACCAGGAGCGCCAAGGCCATGGACAGAGTGTCAGAAACTTGCGTACGCTTCTGACACATCAGCGCACGAGACGACACACCGGAACCGCCATGACCGCCCTCAGTGCCCAGATCCTGGAAGCAGCGAGCCGCCGGCCCGAGGGAAGCCTGCTGGCTGCCAAGGAGTTCCTGGCTCTGGGCAAGCGGGACGCGGTGGATCAGGCCCTGCGCCGCCTGGTGAACCGCGGCCAGCTGGTGAAGATCACCCGCGGCCGCTACGCCCTGCCGGTGCACAGCCGCTTCGGCACACGTCCGCCGGCGCCTGAACTGGTGATGGCCCGCCTGCAGGACGAGCAGGGCGAACAGCTGCTGAGCAGCGGTGTGGCCGCGGCCAACGCCCTGGGCCTCACCACCCAGATGCCCGTGCAGCAGACCTTTCTGAGCCGCACCAGGAGCCGCAAGCGCTATCGCTTCGGCAAGCAGGAGGTGACTCTGCGCCAGGCACCCCGTTGGCAGTTCCTGCTGGCCGATCGTCCTGCCGGCCAGGCGATCCGGGCCCTGGCCTGGCTGGGCCCCGATCAGGCCGGCGCCGCCCTGCCGAAGCTCCGCAAGACCCTGCCCCAGCAGGACTGGGATGCCCTGCTGGCGGTGCGGGCCGAACTGCCCATCTGGCTGGTGGAGCTGCTGAACGAGCAGGAAGCGGTGGTGCGCAACCCTCACGCTTGAGAACAGCCCTGGCGAGGAAGCCGTTGAGCATTCATGATGAAAGTCGCAGCGCCGACCAAAAGCCGCGCCGCCAAGCGCTTACCCTCAAGAACCGCCATCGCCCACAACCCGCATGGCACTGACCGCCCCCAGCAAAAGCACTCCTGACCAAAGCTCAGGGCAGTTGACCCAAAAGCAGGTCGACGCTCTCGTCAAGAGGCTGCAGGACCCGCGTCGGGCTCGCCAATTCTTGATGGATGCCGGGTTGATTGACGCAGACGGTCAGCTCGCTCGTCCATATCGAAGCCAGGATGCCCAGACGGCCACATAACAGCCTTGGGCCCTTGGTCCTGTACCACGGCTGCGATAAAGAAGTAGCTGAATCGGTACTTCTCGGCAAGGAACCGCTAAAGCCGAGTGAAAACGACTACGACTGGCTTGGACATGGAATCTACTTCTGGGTAGACAGCCCAGAAAGAGCGTTGGACTGGGCCAAAGCAAGAAGAAAGACCCCGTCCGTTGTGGGAGCCTTTGCCTACCCGGGTCATTGCCTCAACCTGACTGATTACGGAGTAATGAACGAACTTGCCCTTGCCTACCAAGCCACCAAAAAGATCTCAGAGGCTGCAGGCACACCCCTCCCCGAGAACTCTTCGAGGCAAAACGGCATTTTCATGAAGCGGCAACTGGATTGCGCTGTCATTGAAATGGTCCACGAAATCCGCAAGGCAGAAAGAATGGATGCCTATGACACCGTCTATGGCGTCTTTGAAGAAGGGAACTTTGTCTACCCAGGTGCAGCATTCAAGGACAAAACCCATGTACAGATCGCCATTCGCAGCCCGGCAATGATCTTGGGTTACTTCCGAGTAGAGGGAATGACCTGAAGGCGGTCTTCGAGACCGTTCAATCAAGCAGGGAGAAACGAGGGAGAGCCTCTTATCCCCCGCTGAATCCCTGTCCACATCTGGAGGGTGGACCTGTGGGGGACTGGGGGCGCAGGGGAACTCTATTTTTCCTGGTGATGCCCACCGAGAAGCGAAGCTGCGGTGAAGAAGAGAAAAGCCAGTCCCCCTCTCCCCCCTTCCTTCTCATCCCTGTTCATCACAGGGTTGATGTGGGGGAAACGAGCGGCTCCCCCATGGATGTCCCCGCTCCCTCAGGAACCGAGCTCTGCCGTGGCCCGATACAGCAGGCCACCACGGGGGCCCTGCGTGACCTCTCCGACACCCAGCTCGGCCAGGGCCTGCATGGCCTGCTCGGCCAGAGCCGCGCTGATGCCCTTCTTCTCGCGACTGTTCATCTGCTGGCGCAACTGCGCCCAGCTCACAGCTCCCTTGGCTTTCCGGGCGAGGGTGTGGATGCGGCGCATCAAGGACGACACCCCACCCGCATCGGCATCGGCTGCCGCCTGCTCGTGGAAGCCAAGCGCCCAGGCATCGAGCTGGTCGACCAGATCGATCGCCAGCTGCAACGTGGTGGACGACACCTCCAGCGCTTCCTCCACACGGGCGACCACCAGCTGAAGCAGGTGGAGCAGCAACGCCACCCGCAGCACCTTGCCCGCTGACTTGCCGTACAGCGCCCCCTGCGCATCGAGCCGGGCCTGCTGAGCCTGGACCTGTTTGTTGTGCTCGTAGGCACTGAAGGCTTCGATCGCCTCGGCATCGAGCTGGTACTGCTTGGCAGGAAGCGTGTAGATCCGCCTGGCATACACCTCCAGCGACTGCATCGCCGCGTTCACCGCCGCAACCCCTTCGTCGCTGACGACCGTGGGCAGCGGCAGCGTGTTCTCCGGCAGAGGAGAGAACAGAAAACGGGCCCACTTGCCTGACGGATCGCCCCCCTTGATCAGCTCCCGCAGAACACCGGGCTGGATGGCGCCGTAG